CGGGGCAGGGAAGACCCGCCCCGCCAGCAGCGTCATTCACGGGCCTGCTAGTCGCCCGCAAAAACTACTTGGTGTTGTCGATCTTGAAACGGACCAAACCTTCGCCCTGCACGCGCACGGAGCCGAGCGCCATCTTCGAGTACACCTGCCAGTTGTTCGATTTGTCGGGCCGCTTGTCTACCGAGGTGTCCATGTCCACGGCCATCGACAGGCCCATGGCGTTTTCCTGCCAGGCATAGCCGTAATACAGGTTGCCCGAGGGGTTCGGCATCAGCGTGCTGGTGTGGAATTTGAAGCCCATGAAGGTATCGACTTCGCCTTGCACGAGGGCTTTCACGGTGGCGTAGTCGGCGTTGGTGAGTTGCGGAGCCGAAGACGCTGAGAGGAGTTGCTTCAGGCCAGACGGGTCCATGGCGATGTGCCGGCCTTCCGGGTCCACATCGTTCAGGTCCAAGTCCATTTTGAGTGAAGCGAGGTTTGGAACGGTGAGGGCTGCGGCGGTGAAATCCCAATCACCCGTCGATCCGCTGCGGGCCGTAGCTGTGCCGCGCACGGACCAATCGTTTGCGAACGTGACGGCGGTGCCGCCCGTTTCGTCGGTCTGCACCGAGGCGTCGAAAGCCGCGATGATGAGACGATCCACGCGCCGGGCGAGCGACTTGGCGAAATTGATGGGCAATTCCGCTTTGGGGTCGGCCAGGATACGTGCCAGATCGGACCAATCCACGAGATCGGCAATGTGCCAATCCGTGATGTAGCAGGCGCGCCGGGAGTGCGGTGTTTCGATGTACGGCGTGTCGGCGTGCCGCGTGGTCTTCTGAATCGCTTCGATGGGACCAATGCGGTCCCAGAAGTCTGTGTTGCCGGTTACGGCGGGATGTTCCCGTGTCGTGCCGCGAAACTTGCTCATGTTCTGCTGGAACATGCGCGTGACGTTCGCGTTAAATTGTTTTACCTGCCAGTCTTGGATTTGTGAGGACATGGACGCACCTATCGAACAGTTCAAATGTTCGGAGGATTGTCCGGTAAGGGTCCGTCCTGGCCGTTATCGCCGGCTTGGTCTCGATTCGTCTTTCCGAATGGTCAGCCACGCTCCGGGGAAGAGTTGTGTGGCGAAACTTGTTTTTAGAGCTTCTCTTTGGTCAGGAGGGTTCGGCCCTTTTTCCCTGCCTTGGAGTAATTGGCGACTTCAATGACTTTCTTGCCGCGGAAGGCGAGGCGCTGTTCCCGGCCGCCGGAAATTTTACGGAATCGGTATTTCGTTCCCTTTGGGAGTGGCATGTTTACCCCAATTGTTTATAGAGGTTTCCGACTTCACGAATGGCCGCTTCCCGGTCTGCGTGCGGCGCCCTAGCATCATTGTAGGGATGCTTTGGATTATTCATAATTTCGGCAATCTTCATCTGAATGGCATCCTTGGTTTCCTGTCCGTCGGAGGACGTGTCACCCACGATGATTTTGTCTTCCATGGTCGATTCGCCCAGCTTGGCGAAGAATTTTACGAGCGTTGGATGGTTGCCGAGGCCGGTTTCTTCGAGCAGGGAAATTAGTTCGTCGCCGCCGAGTTCCTTGACCGCACGCGAGGCTACGGAAATCTTTTCATCGAACTTGCCGCCCCATTCGCCTTTCAGTTTCCCTACACCGTCTTCCATGGTCTTCGTGTAGGCCGTCATGCGGTCTCCCTGGGTTTTGTTGAACCAGTCGAGCAAGCCCTGCGCCTGTCGAGGCTGCAAGCCGCTCTGGTGCGCTGCGGTGCGAAATTCCTTAACCAATCCTTCATCCACCGTGCCGGACTCGGGCAATTTCAATTCGTACTTGTCGGGGGATTCGGGCCGACCCATCTTGGAATAGAAGGTGTCCCATTCCTCAGGCTTTGAATCGGCCTTGGGCATGTGGATGGCGTTGCCCATGGTCTTCTGAATTTCCACGTAAGACTTGGCGAGATCGGGCACGCCCTTGAATTTCTCGAACGACTTCTCGGAACGCATTTCCTCTGGCAGGGAAGTACGCCAATCCTGCGCCGCTCCGTCATTTGGTGCTGCGGGGGGTGTGGTCAAAGTTGTCGCTGGACTACTCATCGTCCGACTCCTTTTCTTTTTCCGTCGCGCGCTTGGATTCGCGCAACATTCTCAAAAGCACTTTCGAGCATTCTTCGTTCTGCTGGCAGAAGATCACGAGATCGTCGAACATGATCTTGCCTTCTGGAGTGTTGAGCACTTTCTGATAGGCGAGCTGAATGTATTTGTCATCACGCGCCTTGGCCATTGCCCGCACCGCCCATCAGCGTTTTTATAGCTGGTATCGCTTTCCCCGCCGCCGCCGCAACAGAACTGGTATCGGCAATCTGCTGTTGCTGCGCTTGCTGCTGCGCGCGTTGGTCGCGCATCTTTTTAACGTCATCGGGGTCGCGTAACAGTTTCGGCGGAACGCCCAGCACATCAGCCGCGAGATGGATGGCTTCGTCATAGTCGATGTTGTCTACGATGGAGGGATCGAGGGTCGCCGCGTTCACGACCAGGGCTTGCAGGCGTTCCAGTCCCTCTACTTCCGCGAGGCGCTGCGACTTGGCCAGCGGCCCTTCGTACTGCACGTCAATTTGTGCGCCCGCTTGCACCAAAACATCCGGCGGTTTCGGCAAAGCGCCATGGCGAAGCATGATCCCGAACATGCGGTCAATGAGCGGATTCAAAAATTCGGTTTCCTGCCGTCCCATGGTCGGCCCGAGCAGGCGTTGCAGGAGTTCAAAGCGTTTGGCGACTTCAAAAGCGGTCATGGCCGGACCTACGGGCAATTCCATCTGATCGGCATAGAAATAGCGCCTGATTGACGCCTGAAGGTCTGCTGTTTTCAGTTGGTCGCCGCCGATGGCGTCACGGAACGTGCCGGGAGGATAGAGCGGCTTCAAACTGCGGTCGGTGTTCCTGACAATCGTGTTTCCGCCTGGGTGATTGCGGATATTTCCGACTACGCCGTCATCTTCGGTCATGGTCGGCATGTCCAATACCTTCGCCCAGGTCTTTAGGCCGAGTTCCTTCGCCTTGTTCAGCGTTTTCACGTCAGGCAGAGCGAGATGTCCCGGCCCACGGCCATATTTCTCGCCGGGAGTCTTCGCCCAGCGGGGAACCATCATGGGAAATTCGTGGAAACCGCCTTCGCTGATTAAATTCTTGTCTTCCATGCCCACATAGCCCGAAGCCCAAGGCAATTTCGTAGCCGGCGTGCCGATGACGGGATCTTTCGAGGCTCCGACGGTGCGCGGGAGCACCACATGCAGGAAATTGAAGTTGTTGTCGCCTTTTCCGTCATCGAACGCTTTCTGAATCTTCTTGCCCACGTTGTCGATGCCCCATTTGTCGATTGCGGCATTGCCGGTCATGGGGAATTTGCGGAAAACGGTGTTGACGCGGCCTTCGGAGTCTTCGTCGATGCAAATATCGGAAAGCGCAAGCGCACGGAAGACGAATCCGCCGAAATCCTTCTTGGTTGGATTGCGCTCCTCACAGAAAAGCGCGGAAGTTCCGAACGCCGTTTCGTCGGAATACATTTCGCTGGATTCCTGAGCGAAATTCGATTGATTGACGGCGCGATACATGCGACCGGCGCAGTCTTCGAGCCATTCCTTGACTTCGGATACATCGTCGTATTGCTCATCACGCATTTTCAGCGTGAACCACTTCGTTGCGCGGCTGGTCAGCGTGCCGTTCAGCGTCGAGGCGAGACGGTCATGTGCGTCAAGGGCCGTTGAGTCGAATAATCGCTCAGTTTGCTTGCCGCCGGGCATGCGCGTGGTCGTGAACTGCGAGCGCCGTGGATGGATGTAGTCGGCAATGTCCTGCCACAGTCCTTCCCAATTGCGATGTTCCTGCACCATTCTCTCGTAACGCTTAAGGAGCTGTATGGGGTCAAGAGGCATTAGCTACCGAGTAGAGTTTTCTGTGCCGGCGGCGCGGAGTTCACTACGCCCAAAGGACTCGTTAAAATCGTGGATTGCCGGGCGCCCGAACCTGCCTTACGCGCACGCGCGCGGAGGTCTTCGGCCGCTTTGTCGGCTTCGGTCTGTAAATCGGCGGGCGTGGCGTTCGCGCCAGGCACGTTCGGAATATTCGGTTTCGACGTGGCTGCTTTGATGCCGAGGCCCGCGGTGAGTGCGGTCGTGCCCGCGAGGATGCCGCCCGCTACGGCGCTGCCGCCGCCGATGCCTGCGAGGATCGGGACAAGTGGAGCGAGAAAAGCCATTAGTTCACCCCAAAGACGGAAAATTCGGTTTCGGCTTGCTGCGGATTGCGCTTAAGCAAGTCATTCTGCCAATCGAGCGGCGTGTCCAAGCCTCCCACCACACCAGTTCGCATAGCGTCAGCCCCGTGAGAAAACTCAGAATGGATCGGCTCGCCAGAATAATCATGTTTTTCCTCGTCCCATTTGCGCCGGTAATTCTCCAGGCATTCGATGCCGCGCCCGCACTTGGATTCATCGAACACGAAGCGTGAAAACATTCTGCGCGTCATGTCCACGCCCGATTGAACGGAAGTGCGTTCCGCGACGGTTACGCCGCGAAAGACGCGCTGGAAATATTCTTCGGTCGAGTGCGAGGCGGTGAAACCTTTCACGCGCGCGTCATGCGGCAGAATCAGCTTGGTAATGATGTAGGGCTTTTCTCGCAGTTTCTTGGCATATTCGTCCGCGCCCTTGCGCGAGTCTTCGAGGTAGTCGATGAAGCAGATCTGCTGGCCGATTCTTTGGTAGAACCAGATGGCCGTCGAGTCCGTCCTTCCAATATCCCAGCAAGTACCCACCGGGTAGCTTGTGTTGTAGGGGACGCGGGTAATTCGGCCATCTTTGCGAGCACTCGTAATAAGATCACCGAAGATAGTCCCTCTAAGGAAGCCGTCATCCGAGACGTAGTATTCCTGCTGGATGATTTCTTCCGCGACTCCCTGCTGACGCATTTGCTCGATTTCTTCTGGTGGAACACAGGGATTTCCTTCCTCACCTTTGGCATCTCTCCTCGTATCGTCTACGGTCAGGGCTTGAGAGAACCAGGTCTCCGGGTGCTGTTTCGCTACCTGAAAAAGTTTGTAGGAATGATTCTTGCCCTTCGGCGTAAAAATAAAGAGCGCCCATCCGCCGTTTTCCACAAGAATCGGTTGAATGATTTCCGGCCAGATGTTTTCCTGCAT